GTTCTTCGTTACCAACATGGATGACGATCAGGCAAGCTTCCGTGAGCTGATCTTAAAACTGGAGAAACAGTTTGGCCGTAAGATCGCGCCGTTCCAGGTGCCGATCCGTGAAAATGAAAAATTTGTCGGCTTTGTCAATGCGGTAAAGATGGAAGGCCGCCGTTTCACCCATTTAAGCGAATATGAGAAATGCGAGATTCCGGAGTACACCAAGAAGAACCTCGGCATCATCCGTGATGCGCTGATCGAGGCAGTGGCAGAGACGAGTGAAGAATATATGGAGCGCTATTTCTCCGGTGAAGAATTTACACAGGAAGAGATCGCACAGGCGCTGCGCGAGCACGTAAGTGAGGGCAACATCGTTCCGGTTATGATGGGTTCCGGTGTCAATGCACAGGGCTTCGCATATTTGCTGCAGGCGATCGATAAATACTTCCCGTCACCGGACAAGTTCGAGTGTGTCGGTGTCGATGTATCGACCGCAGAGCGCTTTACCGCTAAATATAATGACGATGTATCCCTGTCGGCACGTGTTTTCAAGACTGTGGTTGACCCGTTCATCGGCAAATACTCCCTGATGAAGATTTGTACCGGTACCTTAAAACCAGATACCGTTATCTACAATGTAAATAAAGACGCTGAAGAGAAAGTTCAGAAAGTATATGTTCTCCGCGGCAAGGATGTCATCGAGGTTCCGGAATTAAAGGCGGGCGATATCGGCGCAGTTGCCAAATTAAACGTTACTCAGACCGGCGATACCATCGCAGTCCGCACGGCTCCGATTGTATACCACAAACCGAAGATTTCTACCCCGTATACCTACATGGCATACGCAGCTAAGACCAAAGGCGATGAGGACAAGATCTCCAGTGCACTGGCGAAGATGATGGACGAAGATCTGACACTCAGAAGCGTCAGCGATACCGAGAACCGTCAGACCTTACTTTACGGCATCGGCGAGCAGCAGCTCGAAGTCGTTGTCAGCAAGCTGCAGGCAAGATATAAAGTAGACATTGTGCTCAGCAAACCGAAATTTGCATTCCGCGAGACACTTCGCAAGAAAGTAGAAGCACAGGGCAAATATAAGAAACAGTCCGGTGGACATGGACAGTACGGCGATGTTAAGATGTCCTTCGAGCCGTCCGGCGATCTGGAGACACCATATGTATTCGAAGAGAAGGTATTTGGCGGTGCCGTTCCAAAGAACTACTTCCCGGCAGTTGAGAAAGGTATTCAGGAATGCGTACAGAAGGGTCCGTTGGCTGGATATCCGGTTGTCGGTGTGAAAGCAACCCTGTTAGATGGTTCCTATCATCCGGTTGACTCCTCCGAGATGGCATTCAAGATGGCAGCGACGCTGGCATTCAAGAAAGCGTTCATGGAAGCGAATCCAGTTCTCCTTGAGCCGATCGCATCTCTGAAAGTAACCGTTCCGGATAAATTCACCGGCGATGTTATGGGCGATCTGAACCGCAGAAGAGGTCGTGTTCTCGGTATGAACTCCAACCATCACGGCAAACAGATCATCGAGGCAGATATCCCGATGTCCGAGCTGTTTGGTTATAACACCGATCTTCGTTCCATGACCGGCGGTATCGGTGAATTCTCCTATGAGTTCAGCCGCTACGAGCAGGCTCCGGGCGATGTACAGAAGAGAGAAGTGGAGGCGAGAGCAGCAGAAGCTGAATAATGGCAGATGAAGTGCTTACCGTTTCGGTCAAAAATATGATATTCTTATATAAATAAGCAGAAAACCGCCGCAGGCGGCTGAGTGGATCGATACCGATTCATCAAGGCTGTCAGCGGCGGCTTTCTCTTTCTGGAAGGTCTTTCGGATCGATATGGTTATAGGCTGTGCTTGAATTGAACAAAGCGCTGCGAATGTTATCGATGGGACAGGCGAGAAGTTAAGGCAGTGAATGCGGATGCTAAATTGCTACGAATTGCGTGCTTTTGGAATTTTCAAAAAGAAGGTTATAAATTGTAAGAAAATAGAAAAGACTACCCACCTGTAAAAAGGTATAATGTTGCAAAGAGAACAACTTATACAGACAGGTGGGTGGTCTTTTTATGATAGAGAAAAATGAGAAAAGCGGGGAACTCATGGAAGTAAAAGAACAGGCAAAAACAGTTCGGAAACACCCGGAGCGGATGATCGTGCGTATCTGGCTGGTGCTGGCGCTTATTTGTCTGCTGGCGGGTCTGATCGCCCAGTATACGTTCCGGCTGAAAGAACCGCTGTTTCTGCACTACAGCCAGTCGGCCTATCTGGGCTGTGGGCTGGACGGAGTAGAAACTTCGGAGGATGGAATCGTTCCATCTGTGTCAAGTGAGGCGCTTGAAGAAGAAAGTACCGATTCCGATGTGAAAGTTGGAGTTTTAGACAAAGGTGTGAAAGACCTGAATGCGAATATGGAATTGGAGAATACAGTGTCCTTATATGCACTAGGGGAAGAAAATGTGGATGAGACAGATGAAACTTCGGATGTATGGTATACACAGGTAAATTTTGCCTATCTGACGGATGTGACGGATGAGATCTGTGTGAGAGAAATTCGTTTTTCAGAGTTGCCTGAACTTCAAATGCAGGAAATGCGGGAGACAGTCCAGTCAGCGGGACAGTATGCGCTTCATCGCCTGGATGCTACGCTTTCGATTGAAGATCCGCAGCATAACGGGATCCGTCAGTGGAGAATCCTGACGCGGGCGCAGGTGCTCTATTCAGATGGAAACACAGCGGACGTAAAAATTGGTAATCTGGTACTGATTGCAAATCCGGAGGGCGGGAGCGCCCTGGAAAATCCAAGTTCCAGCGCCAATTCAGATGGAACGGCCACACAGGTTTACACCGTTCAGAAAGATGGAACCATCGAAGTAAAAGGCTGCATTGCGTCAGCCGGGGAGATGGAAAATTTTTCGATGACCTTAAATGGAGAGCCTATCCCAGCCCAAAAAGAAGGGGAAGATCCGAAACGGCTGACAGTAAAAACGGGTGATGTGCTGACGTTCCAGAGCCATTGGATTGGCAAAGAGGAAGACCAGTCGCCGCAGGTATTTCATTCAGGAGTTGCAGTGCTTTCATATATCGGCAAAGATGGCGGGGAGCAGGTTCTTTCATTTGAAAATGAATACAGGAAGAGAAGGGAGCTTCGCTTTATTGATGTGTGGAAATATCTGCTGAAAGAGGAGGCATTTAAGTGAAAACGGGAGATCATAAGATTTTAGCCGGTCTGATTCTTGCTTCGATTCATATTAATCTGTTCCATGTGATGCTGCTGCCGCCCTGCATCGGGTTCCTGATTTTATATATCGGGATTCTCCAGAAAGAGCGGCAGGCTGGATTTTTCCAGATGGATGTAAAAGAGATGAGAGTGTACCGGGCAGCAGGGGCGGCGCTTGTGCTGGTGACTGCTTTTTCTAGCTTCCTGTCCATGTTCTGGAGGCGGCCGGACGGAACCATCTGGTCGCTGATTCCGTGTATGCTGGAATATGTGGTGCTCTATGGACTGATGGAAAGCTACACCGCAGGTTCGCCCAGACATTCCTATCACTCCGAACTGTGCTGTGGATATGCTATGGTAATGGGAGCAGCACTGTGTGGGTACGCAGTCAGCCTGATTCTGCATATCGCGCTGTGGCAGCTCTTTGCGTCTATGATTATTCTGGTCTGCCGGTTTATGGTGGTTATGGTTGTTATAGGGGCGAAGAAAGAGGCATAAAAAATAAAAAGCCGTAATCAGATATACTCGCCCATGGGATTAAACTCATGAGCGAAAGTATAAGGTTACGGCTTTTCTATGTTGAAAATTCTGGTTTTCAAATAATCAAAGATAACATGGAATGTTGATGTTTCGGTTCCGATGTATCTTTCCAATTTTTATTTAAAATTCTCCTCCGCATACCGGCGCAGCTCATCACGGAAATCCGGGTGTGCGATGGCGATCATGGCATCCGCTCGTTCTTTTAAGGTAAGCCCGGTCAGTTTTGCGATACCGTATTCGGTCGCCACGTACTGAATCATGGTACGCGGTGCAGATACGGTGCTGCCGCCCGGAATGAACGGTACGATGTTGGATTTTAAGGAGCCATCTTTTTTCTTGTGGGTGGAAGCAAGGCAGATAAAGCCCTTGCCTCCCTCGGAGCGGAATGCGCCCTCCAGGAAATCCATCTGTCCGCCGATACCGGAGAGCTGTCGGGTGCCGGCAGACTCGGCATTTTCCTGTCCCATCAGATCCAGCTCGACACCACCGTTGATACTGATGACATTTTTCATCTCACCGATGCGGTACGGGGAGTGGACGTAATCGACGTCAGCCGGATGGAAGAGCTGCGGCTCATTATCCAGCCAGTCATATAATTCCTGAGAGCCCATGGCAAGGTTCCAGGTAGAATAACCGTTGTCAATTTCCTTCTTCTTGTTGGTCAGCTTGCCAGCCTTATAGAGGGCTAAAAAAGCATCGCTGATGGTGCCGGTGTGGCAGCCGAGGTCGGTTTTGTCGGACTGTGCCAGCATATTGGCAACGGTAAACGGAACGCCGCCGACGCCCAGGGAAAGGACAGCGCCGTCCGGGATCTCCTCAACGACACGTTTGGCAATCTCAATATCAATGGCGCTCGGATCGCGGTAGGTGCGGATCGGAAGCGGCTCATGCTCGCCCTCGACGATGAAATCTGCCTCTGAGAGGTGGACACGGTGGGAACCATCGACGCCCTGTAAGCGCGGGAGGCGCTCATTGATCTCGAAGATGACGGTGCGCGCATTCTCAAAGATGGTGCGCCATGCATAGTTGGAAATACCCAGTCCGCAGCAGCCGTCCGCATCTGGTCTGGAAACCGGTACAAAGGCAACATCCACGCGAATGTGGTGGCGGTACATTTCCGGCAGGGAACGCAGCATCATCGGCATAAACTTGCAGAGCCCACGGGTCTGCAGCTTGCGCTCATAATCGCCGATGTGCCAGCTGTAGTAGCTGAATGCTTTCTGCTCCGGGTCGCTTTCGACAACCTCGATGCGCGGGCGGATGACTAAACCACCGCGGATCTTGACATCGGTCAGCTCATCCCTGCGTGCTGCCAGCGCACGGTCGAGAAGCTCCGGAAATCCAGCGCCAAAGCCATAATCCACCCAGTCGCCCGGCTGAACAGCCTTGACGGCGGTCTCAGCACTTACAAATTTGCCTGCGTAATTGTTAGACATAGTAAAAATCCTCCATCGGTATGAAATTCATAATTTTCTAGTTTCCATCATATCCCAGAAAGCGCTTTTTTGCAACTTCCAAAGACAATTCCAAAAGACAATTTTTAAGCTGGGTTTTAAGATAAGTTTAAGATAAGTTTTAGAATGAAAATCGACAAGAGGTTATAAAGCCTCTGCCGATTTTCTTTTTTTATAGGAAACAGCAGAAAAGAAGAGCGTGCAGAGCGTAAAAACTCTGACACGCTTATTTTTTTTACCATAAAAGCAAATGAGGACGGAAAGGAGCATAGAACATGGCGAAACGAAAGTACAAGCGTCTGCATTACGAGGACAGGCAGACCATAGAGGCTATGAGTAAGCAGGGCAGCAGTGTAAGTGATATTGCAGAGGCACTGGGAACGCATAGGGACACAATTTATAGGGAGTTCAAACGCTGCAACGCCACACTGAAAACCTACACGGCGGCAGCAGGGCAGCAGGCGTTATAAACAAGAATAACAAAAGAGAGGTAAGACACGTGAAAAAAGTTGATTTTAACAAATTGCAGGCAGGCGACTTAGTAGAAGTGCCACGCACACAGTTTGCACCTATGCGTAGCGGCTGGAATGGCTGGTTATTCAGTGAGGCAGTAGTAATAAGAAAGGGCGTAGGAAGAAAAAGCAAAAAGAATGTAGTCGTAGTGGAAATGAGAACACCAGCAGGAAAGAACAGCTACGGGACTATAGAGGCTACATTTTACGCAGAGAATGTTTTTACTACGCCAGCAGCAAAGAACGCAAGAAACATTTTGAAGAAATACGGAATAGAGGACGCAGAGAGCTTTTACAAATTCATTGAGCGGGACGACGTAACGGGCTGCGATTGGATAAGATTTTTAATAGAAAAAGGCTTTTTATTTAATGAGTAGGCGGCAGCAGCCGCCACGAGTGCCGTTAGTTCAGTTGGTTAGAGCAGCCGCCTCATAAGCGGCAAGTCGTGGGTTCAAGTCCCACACGGCACATTGCGTAGCAGGCATGGCGAGCCTGCGGCAGAGGGCAGCAGGCTAATAGCTGCAATCTGTATACCGTGGAAAAATAGCGGCGGTCATACCAGCCAGAAAGTATGTGGACAGTCAACAGGTTTTCAGTTGCTTTTTAATGCGAAAAGCAGCCCGCGCGGTAAAACCAAACGCCAGAACAGGAGAGCGGCACACATGGAAAGACAGAGAGCGCCGCCGAAAGGAAGAGAGGCAGAGAATGGCAGCAGAGGCATTGATAGTAGAGGACGCATACCAGAGAGGCTATGCAGATGCCATAGCAGATATGCGAAAGAAAAAAGAGCAGAGGCGGCAGCGGGAGCAGGCAAAGAAAGCCCACCGCTGGTATTTCATTAAGCAGAAAGCCTACGGGCTTGCAATGCTGGCAGTTACCGTGCTGGCGGCATGGGCGACAGAGGGCGACATAACAATAGCGGTTATTACCGTACCGCTGGGGCTTATGTGCCTTTTCAGTAAAAAAATGCTGATAGTAGACAACTACTATTTTGCTACAGAAGAGAGGGCAATACATGGACGAAAAAACAATACAGCGTATTAAAAAGCTGCAAGCGCTGGCAGAGCGGGGCGTAGGCGGCGAGAAAACGACAGCGCAAAAGAAACTTGCAAAGCTGCTTAAGGATAACGGTATAAATTCCTTAGACGAACTGCAAAAGGAAGAGTATGAATATACGATATTTTCCTACAACGGAAAGCACGAAATAAAACTGCTGCGGCAGTGTATGTATAAGGTCATGGGTGCTAAATCTGACAGAACAGCATACAAGCCATACGGACGGCGGCAGAAAATCGGCATATATTGCACGAAAGCGCAGAAAATCGAAATAGAGTTAGAGTTTGAATTTTACAGAAACGTATTTTATGAGGAATTAAGTACATTTATGGACGCTTTCATACAGGCACAGAAGATTTTCCCAGAAGATGCACCAGTAGGAGACTACGACGAATTTAACGAAAGAGATATGAAAATAGCGTTTATGGCTACGGGGATAGAACGGCGTAGCAGGGCTGCAATGATAGAGGAAAGCGAGGCGGGAAATGAGAAAACGAAAACGACAGGCAGTTAAGAAACTGATACAGTGCACAGCCGTTATAGCGGCAGGCGTGCTGGCAATCATTTTGTTTATGCTGGCTATCTGGTACAGAGGAAAGAACAGCGAGCCAGTAACAGACGAACAGGTAGCAGCGCAGATGCAGCAGGCAGAGCCGCTGGTTATTGAAACACCAGAGGCAGCCACAGAGGGCAGTATAAGAGTATACGACTATGACGGCTGCTGTATTTATTCCTACTACGGCAAAATTCGGATAAACAGCGACGGTAAGGACGGCAAGGAAATTGACGTAGAGGCATTAGGCTATTTAGAGGGCTACCAAGAACATAAAGAGGAAAGCGGGGCGGGAGAATGAGCCACAGATATTACAGCCCTTTACGCCCGTTATCGCTGGGAACATTTCCAAAGCCGCAGGGAAACGAGATTTTGCATATAGAAAATTTTGAGGAACGGCAGAACGTACCAGAGATAGCACGGCAGGCGTGGGGATACATTGAGTACAAAGAGGCGCTTACAGAAATAGAGGCGGCAGCTTATGAGCTGATACCGTCAAACTGCATTTCTGAAATGGAAAACTTAGAGGCAAGGAGATAAAGGCAATGAGCGAGGTATATATACGCAGCCAGAATAAAGAAAAGCTGTATAGACTGGGCGGTAATTACGCCTGCGTAGAGTATGGAGAGTACGAGGACATAAAGAAAAAGAGAGGCGGCGCAGAGGCAGACAAAAAGCGCCACGTAATTTGCATAAGTGACGGGTGTTTAGAAGAAATTGGAGAGTATGCCACAAAAGAGCGCTGCTTAGAGGTGCTGGACGAGATACAGAAAGCGTGCGTAAGCTATCTGTTTACGGCTGGCGGTGCAGCCGTAATAAGGGGCGGCATGGACGTACAGCCGTTTGCAGCAGTAATACCGAGGCTGTACGAAATGCCAGAGAAGTAGGAGAGGCAGACAGTGACAGTAAAGGAATTTATAGGCACGCTGGAGAGTTCAGACCGCCTGCGCATTATCGAGGGCAAAGCAGAGGTTTACGTAGGGTATCTGGCAGCGTTCAAACCGTTTGCAGACCATGAGATAAGCGAGGAATACCGAAAATACAGCGGGCATGAGGTAAAGAAGTTTAGAGCAGTGCCGGAGATAACGCACAGACGCTGGAAAGAGCTGGGGCTTATGAAACCATTAGAGCCAGACCAGACAGCACAGTATAAGTTTAGTGATTTGCAGATGTCACTTTACTACACCATTTACATATAAGAAAGGAAAGGGCAGGAAGTATGACAAAGAAAAAGCCGGATTTTTTACGGGATTTAGATACTGCAATCATGGACGAGCTTACAGGTGGCGGTATCAAGGGAAATGCAGCGGGACTGGTAGGAACGCTTACACAGATTAAGGAAATTAAGCAGCTATGCGGGCTGCCGTTTTGCGGTTATATGGCAAAGCTGGAAACGGTAAGACCAAGCGGCGTGCCGGACGAGGTAACGGTAGTATTTGCAGAGGACGTACCATACAGGGCTTGCAACGGCATAGAATTTGACGTTATGCAGGAATTTGTAGAGGGCAGCAGGCTTTTACTGACAGGTAAGGTGCAGACACTTAAGGACTTCCAGAGCGGTAGACTGCTGGTATATATTCTGGCAGATTTTGTGGCGGTATCGGAAAAGGCAGTAGAGCAGGACGAGGCGGCAGTAAGAGGCGTTATAGCGAATAAGCCAACATACAGAGAAACACCGAGAGGCAAGCGCATTACTGATATTACGGTAAAGGTAAGAAATGAGCTTACAGGCGGCAGCTGCTTTTTACCGTGCATCTGCTGGCAGGAACAGGCAGACGAGGCGGCGCAGTGGCAGCAGGGCGACACTGTAGAGCTGCTGGGACGGTATCAGAGCCGCCAGTATGAAAAGGTACTTGATGCAGCCACAGGAGAAAGAGAACAGCGCACAGCTTATGAGGTATCGGTACGGCTGATTAGAAGAAAGGAAGAGGCAGAAAATGAGTGTTGAACATATCGGCAAGGGCTATGTAAAAATCTGCGTGAGTGAGGAAGAGTTAGAGAACAGCATAGCTGGGCTTAGCCAGTTAAAACCTATTTTGCAAACGAAAGTAATGAAAGGGAACGGAAGAAACACAAAGCAGGGGCTTATTGACGCAGCAGAGCTGGGGAAACATTTTGATACAGCGATAGATGCAATGACTATGCTTTTGGCTGGGTTTAAAGAAGAAAGCGAGGCACAGAATGAAGAGTAAAACAATTTTAGGAGCAGACGGCGCAACAAAAATGCGGCAGATTACAGTAGGGATACACGGAAAGGGCGGCGAGGCAGGCATAAAGGCAATACAGCAGCTTACAGGCATGGTGGACAGCTTAAAGCAGTGCCAGACACCACAGGAAGTATACGACAGATATTTACAGATTACGGGGTACTGTAAATGCTGCGTTGATTGTAATTTTATAGACCAAAAGGGAGCAGACGAGCTGATGTGCTTAGCAGCATATCTGGCAGGAAATGAACAGGCACGGGCAGAGGCACAACAGAAAGCGGGTAAAAAGGCATGAGAAAGGTTTATATATGCAGCCCATACAGGGCGAAAGACGGCGCAGAGCTGGACAGAAACATAGATTATGCGCAGCAGCTGACACGGCAGGCGTTAGAGGCGGGCTTAGCACCCATTACGCCGCATTTATATATGACGCAGTGCATGGACGATAAAAAGCCGGAAGAGCGGGCAAGGGGCATGGCTGCGGGGCTTGCACTGCTGAAAGGCTGCGATTTTGTTATTGCTGGTGTGAAATACGGCATAACAGAGGGAATGGACAGAGAAATACATACAGCAAATATGCTGGGAATTGCGGTTATAGATGCAAACCAGATTAAACGGCATCTGGAATATGAGGAAAAGCGACAGGAGAGGGCGGCGAGCGATTACGCAAAGCTGCATAGCTGCGAATTTTGCAAGGGCAGCAAATTATACAACTGCACGGGCTACGATTGCAGAGAGCCGTACAGACGGGCTTATGAGTATGCCTTAAGCCGCATAAGAGAGCGGCAGGAAACATGAAAAAATAAAAGCGCCTACGGTGGGGAAACACCATAGGCGCTAAGCTATACAGCTTTGAAATACTATAAAAATTATAAGCTATGTATGGCGCAAAGTCAAGAAATTTAACGGGCAGGCAGCCCGTTTTAACACTTGATAAAAGTATTAACGAACCGACAGAGAGGTAGATATATGCCATACGTAGAGAGGGTAACAAAAGCGGGAAATACGATAGAGATAGAGAGGTACTTTACCAGCAGGTACAAAAAGAAAGGTATCAGCAGAGGGGATAAAGTAAAGCCAACAAAAGAAGAGCAGGAGAAAGTAAACACCAGACAGGCAGAGAGAAAGTTAAGGATACTCATAAATGCAAACTATGGCTATGGGGACTACCATTTAGTGCTTGACTATATCCGCAGGAAAGGAGAGCCGGACAGAACGCCGGAGCAGATGCGGCAGGACATAGACGTATTTTTGAGGGAGTGCAGAAAGGAGTACAGAAAAGCAGGGTTAGAGTTCAAATACATACACGTTATGGAGATAGGCAAGAAAGGTGCGAGGCATCACCACCTTGTAGTAAATAAAATTGATACAGAGATTTTACAACGCTGCTGGTATAAGGCATACGAGGGGCATAACAGGGTTAAGGTATTCCCACTGGACGATAGCGGCAACTATGCAGAGCTGGCAAGTTATTTAATCAAGTATACAGGAACGCACAAAAAGGGTACTGACGGAGCATTACAGGGCAAGCGCTGGAATTGCAGCAAGAATTTAGTAAGACCAGAACCAGAGTACCACATAATTTCAGACCGTGAGTATTTCAAGAAAGAGCCAAAAGCAATAAAGGGCTATTACGTGGACAAGAACAGCGTAAGCATGGGGGTACACAGTCCAGAGTATTACGGCTACGGGTATTTAAGATACACATTAGTAAAAATAACAGATAGGGGGGGTTGAAATGCAGATAATCAAGGGCGTTGCCATTGCAGCAGTGTTGATAATAGCCGGACTGCTGGCACTGATTGTGGCAGCATATCTGGCGTTTAGAATTGCAGCGGCTATTTTTGAGCAGCAGGAGAGCTGGAAAGACAACGGCAGCAGAAAGGGCAGAAAACATGATAGAAAAAATTAAATACTGGTTATTCCAGAAAGGCAAGGACTGTAAGCGCTGCTGCCTACGGTGCAGATACTACGATATATGCCGCTGGGACGTACTGGGAAATGCAGGACTACAAAGCGAGGAAACAATAACGCTTTTGGCGATAGAGAACAGCAAGCCGCATAAGGACGGGCTGCTTTTTAGAATTTGCCAGTATGTAGAATTTAAGCAGAGAGCGAGGCGAGAAAATGAGAAACTTTAGACTGGACGACGAAAGCGGGCATCAAGAGGCATTATTTAGCTGGGCTGCATACAGAACAGGGCTTATGCCGGAACTGCAATATATGTATCATGTGCCAAACGGCGGCAAACGTGATAAAGCAACAGCAGCGGTGCTTAAGAGGCAGGGCGTAAAGGCTGGCGTGCCAGACATTATGCTACCAGCTGCAAGGGCTGGGTATCATGGGCTTTACATAGAGCTTAAGGCAGGCGAGAACACAACGACCAAGAAACAGAAAGAGTGGTTAGAGTATCTACGGCAGCAGGGCTATTATACCGCCGTCTGCTACGGTTGGCAGCCAGCAGCGCAGCTGATAGAGCAGTATTTATTACATTCAGACGAGCTTACAAAAGAACAGGAAACAGTAACCATGCGTTAGAGGCGAACGCAGGAAAGAGAGGCAAAGAATGAAAACAATAAGCATTTTGAATTTAAAGGGTGGCGTAGCCAAGACCTTTACAGCGGCAAACATGGCGTATGAGCTTTACAGGCGAGGCTATAAGGTGCTGCTGATTGACAACGATAAGCAGGGAAACTTAAGCAAGGCGTACAGCAGATATGATGCAGAGAACGTGGCACCAGTCACAAAGCTACTGGCTGGGGACTGGGAAAACGCAGACGAGCTGATACAGCATACAGAGTATGAGGGTATCGACATTGTAACGGCGAATATGTCATTATTTGGGGCTACATGGAATTTAACCAAAGAGGACAGCGAAAACCAGATAGGGAGATACAAAGCGCTGGTATATGCAAAGATACAGTATTACGGAGATTGCACCATATACGGCAAGTATGATTACTGCATCATTGATAACCCGCCGGATATTGGGCTTAATGTCATAAATGCGCTTGCAATCACGGACGAGGTAATAGTACCCGTAAAGGTGGACGAGGACGCTTTAGAGGGGCTGGACATTGTGACAGAACAGATAGAGGACGCAAAGGCATTTAACCCAGCATTAAAGCTGGCAGGCGTTTTGATTACGTCATACCAGAACACAGACGGCGAGGCAGCAGGCGTAGAGTGGCTGGAACAAAAGACAGATTTTAATATTTTGGGTATTATTCGGTATTCCAAGAAAGTAGCAGAAAATACTTTCATGCGTAAGCCGATTTATGAGTATAGCCCATACTGCGGAGCGGCGCAGGGGTACAAGAAATTTGTAACAGCGTATACAGGGAAAGCGAGGTAGTGGGTATGGATAAAGAAAAACGGTTTTGCCCGTTCAAAAGCAGTATGCTGGTAGACTACAGGAACGGCGCAAGGAATGTGCGTAATTTGTTTGTAAGATGCAGCGGCAGTAAGTGCATGGCATATAAAAACGGCGGTTGCTTAAGACTGGGAACAGAAACAGAGAAGAAAGCGAGGTAGAGAATATGGCAAAGTTTGGTATTAACGATATTTTGAACGCAAAGACGAAAGCAGCAGGGCAGCAGGCACAGACGGGCGGATACAAAGAGATTTATTTAAGCCCGTATGAAGTAAAGGCAGCACAGGAGAATACGCACCAGAAATTAGAGAACATAGAAGAGCTGGCAGACAGCTTTTTACACGTAGGACAGGAACAGCCTACAGTATTGGCGAGAGTAAACGGGGAATACCGTATAATCGACGGACACAGACGTAATGCGGCAAATATTTTGAACTTAGAGCGGGGACATAAGGAGTATGAGAAAGTGCTTTACCGCTTTATGGATATGAGCGAGGCAATGTATGAGCTGCGCTTATTGGCTGGCAACGGATTTACGCAGGAGCTTACAGCCTATGAAAAAACCAGATTAGTAGAGCGTACAAAAGCGGCGCTTATCAGAGCCAAGGAAGAGGACGGCTTAGAGATACAAGGCAAAATGCGTGATTTAGTGGCGGCTATGATAAACGAAAGCAGCACAAACGTAGCCAGAATGGACGCAATCAACAACAACGCAACGCCGGAGATTAAAGAGCAGCTGAAAGAGGGCAATTTAGGTATTACCGCTGCATACGAGGCAGCCAAGCTGGACGAGGACGAGCAGAAAGAAATAGCGGAAAAAGCAGCAGCGGGCAAAAATGTGAGGGCAAAGGAAATAGCGGAAAAGGTAGCAGAGAAAAAGGCAGGGGACGATTACGAAACACCGCACCCAGAAAGCATAACGTCTTTGTGCTATTCCTGCCAGAAATACAAGGACTGCAACGTAAAAACGGGAACGTGCCAGAAATGCGACCAGTACATAAATAAGGCAGAGGCTGAAAAGACAGACGAACAGCGATACAGCGAAGAGCAGGACGCTATAGACCGCCAGACAAAGAAAAAATTGCAGGAGCGGGAAGACACAGAAAAAATGGAGCATCTGCCAAGCGAGGGGAATATAGAGCATAAGCAACATGAATTAAAGATAGTGGCATCTGATTACAAGGACGTAATAAGCGGGAAAAAGAGCTTTGAGCTGCGGAAGAATGACAGAGGATACAAACAGGGCGACAGCCTTAAAATGCTGGAATTTAAGGACGGTAAGCACACAGGGCGCACGATTGATGCAGATATTATTTATATGCTGGAAGATTATACAGGGCTTACAGAGGGTTACTGTATTCTGGGTATCAGAGTAACAGACTATACAGGTAAGGTGTCCGAAACGGACACGGAAAGCGGGGCAGAACATGAATAGACGGCAGCGGAAAAAGAAGAAAGCACAGGTATTTACAATTATTCTGGGCTGTACGGCGTTTTGCAAGGCAGAGCAATACGAGAAGATGCGGAAAAGCGTAGAATATCAGTTACGAACAGGCAGCGTGGTTATGCTGCCTGCATACTTGCACGTAGAGGCAATCATAAAACAGCGAGGCGGCAGAAATATTGAGATTAAGCAGGAAAACGGGGTAGTAAATGTTTGAGTATATGGACGGCATAGTAGATGCAGTGGAAGAAATTGGACAGGCAGCAGTAGACGTAGCAGTATTTGTGACGATATGCACAGCAAAAGCGGTGTTGATAATAACAGCGCCAGTATGGATATTGCCGTATGTGATATGGAGAAAGGGGGCGTAAGCAGTGAAATACAGACAGTGGAAAAAGAACTATAAGAAAAAGCATGGAGTAAACCCGCCGTTAGAGCTGGACAAGCGAAAACAGCGCAGGCTTGCAAGAAAAATGGCAAGACAGATAAATAAAACCTTGCCAACAGCAGCAGAAACATTGGCGGCAGCTATTAACCGCTGGGCGCAGAGTATAAAGCCAGCACTGGCGGCATTATGTGAGAACGTAGCAGCGGCGTTTAGCAATATGGCAGCAGGATTGAGAGAAGAAAGCGAGGCGGTAGAAAATGACTAATATTTTACTGGGAATTATAGCACTGGAATTGCTGGCTATATTTTCAAAGCTGGACAAACTGGAAGAGAGGGGCAGAGAGAATGAATAACGTATCACTTACAGGGCGGCTTACAAGAGAGCCAGAGCTTAGATATGGCGGGCAGGACAATAGCACAGCTATTACCCGCTTTACGCTTGCGGTAGACGACGGGAAAGATACAGATTTTATAAATATTAAGTGTTTCGGACGTACTGCGGAATGGGCGCAGAAATGGTTAAGCAAAGGCAGCAGGGCAGAGGTTACTGGTAAGATTAAAACAGGCAGCTACGAGAGCCAGCGCACGGGCAGCAAGGTATATTACACAGAGGTTGTGGCAAATAGCGTAGGATTTGGAGAGAGCAAAGCAGAGGCAGAGGCGAGAGGGCAGCAGCTGCCGGAGAGTGACGGGTTTATGAATATCCCAGAGGGAGCAGACGAAGAGCTGCCGTTTAATTAACAGAAAGCGAGGTACAGAACATGGAGCAGGAAGAAACAAAGACAACAGCGGCGGCAGGGGTAGAAATGCCGCCAGAGGCTGAAAGCTGGGTACAACTGCATGAAAGCGAATTAACAGAACTGATGCAGAAACAGGCAAAGGCTGCAATAACGGAACTGAAACGACAGGAAAAGCAGGAGAGGAAGAAAGAGAAATACCACAACACTTTTACGCTTATGAAATGCTACCGTGATATGGCTTTTCATATCGAGAACGCAATAAGCGACGGGCAGCAGTTAGAACTTAAAGGCATGACGGACGAGCAGCAGCGTACATACTTAGAGAGTATCAGACGCACACGCTTTAAGACATTGATAATGACAGCGCATATAGACAAAGCGGTAGAAGAGATAGAGCGCCGCAGAGAGGCAGCAGGCAGAGGTGTAGAGTACAAGGCTTTTGAAATGTATTTCATGCAGGGCATGGACTATGCGGAAATCGCAGAGGAACTGGATACAGGAAAGAACACACCGAGGCGCTGGGTTACGGGCATCATAAACGAGCTGTCAGTATTATTGTGGGGGATTGACGAAGAGAGGGTAAAGTAAGTGTTTGAAAAAATAAAAGCATGGATAAAAAGAAAGCGGGAAACAGCGAGAGAACAGCAGGCGGCAGACAGGTTGATAAAGCATATAGAGCAGGCGTTAGGATTTGAGCTTTACGAGTGGCAGAGGTTATATATAATAACTGGGATATGGCAGCCGCCAGAGGGACGGCTACACGGAAGAACGACAGCATATATATTGCGGCTATTATTAGACCAGAGTAAGCCGCTGCTGCTATATGAGTTTTCACAGGTGGCAGCGTATGCGGATAACCCATTTATGGGGCGGCAATATCAGCCAGTACCCATGCAGTATGCAGGCTGGTTTAGGCACGAGATAAGGAGTATATACGAGCAGCTAAGAGCAGCAGGCGTGCCAGTAAGAGAAATGATAACAGAGCAGCAGCGGGTAATATCGTGGTAAAAACGTGGTGTTTACATGGGAAAACAAAAGAGATACAATGGTAGCATGAAATGAGTAGGCGATAGCTTAAGCCATGTGCGGCAGCAGTTGCCTACTCTTTTTCTATTCATTCTTTAGCCTCCACCCAGCGCATGAAACTTAGGGCGCTGGGGAATGAAGAAAGAGAGGGGACAGTATGAAAGCATGGGCTAAGAGTTTTTATTTATCAGCGGCATGGGAAAAAACCAGAGCCGCTTATTTAATGTCACAAGATTATATTTGTGAACGCTGCGGGCAGCCCGCAAAGATAGTGCATCATAAGCGCTGGCTTAACAGAGAGAACATAAACGACATAAGCGTTACGTTGTGCTGGGATAACTTAGAGGCGTTGTGCCAAGACTGCCACAACAAGGAACACCACAAACAGGAGAGGCATAAGCGGTATCAGTTCGACGAGAACGGCGGCATACTCCCCCCCATATCAGAAAAATAATTAAAGGGGGCGAATACCGAGGGGGATACCCTAAAATTACCCTACGGGCGTGCGCACGGGTGGTGTAGGGGGTGTGGTGCGGCGCAGGAATGGAAAGCGGGGTAAAGGAATGGCAACAAAGAAAGAGAAAACCAAAGAACAGAGGATAAAGACCGAAAAGACCAGACTTAAGGGAATTTTCAAGGACTTAGACGAAAACAAAAGAAAATTAGTAACGCCGCTGATAGAAAAGGCTGCATTTATGAGCATTGAGCTGGACGACTTGCAGGCGAAACTTGAAAAAGACGGCTGGACGAGTGAGTACCAGAACGGGCAGAACCAGTGGGGAACAAAGAAAAGCCCAGAGGCAGAAACTTACATAGCGCTTAGTAAGAACTATGCAGCAGTGATTAAGCAGCTTACGGAATTAGTACCAGCTGCGAAACGAAAGACAAGCAGGCTGGCGGCTTTGCGGGAAGAGTAAGCAATATTGCCGCCTTATCGAAATTATATCTATGAGTACCACGCAAAGATTACAAGCGGCGAAATCATAGCGGGAAAATGGATAAAGAAAATATACGAAATCATTATAAACGGGCTGCAAAAGCAGGAGTATTTTTTTAATGCAAAGGCTGCGAATAAGGCTATACGGTTCATAGAGAACTTTTGCCACCACAGCAAGGGACGTAATGATTTAATCAAGTTGGAGCTATGGCAGAAAGCCATAGTTTCTGTTATTTTTGGCATACAGGACGCAGAAAAAATACGTATTTTCCGTGAAATTTTTATTGTAATTGGCAGAAAAAACGGAAAAAGTTTATTTGCATCTGCGATTATTGCATATATGGCGTACTTAGAGCCGGAGTATGGACAAGAAATATACTGCTTAGCGCCGAAATTAGACCAAGCGGCGCTGGTGTATGACGGATTTTATCAAATGGTACAGGCAGAGGACGAGTTAGCGGAGCTGGCAAAGAAACGGCGCAGCGATATTTATATTGCGGAGAGCAACACGGTAATAAAACCGATTGCTTTTAATGCCAAGAAGTCAGACGGATTTAACCCGCAGCTTGT